AGCTCGGAAAGAAGTTCTGTGCGCTTGGAGTCCTCTAAAAAACTAAGGACATCGTCAAGTTTTCGGCTGATTTCCGACATTTTAGACGAAATATCGGAGAGAAAGTATTGCCCGGTTGCGAAAGAAGCAATGCTAAAGGCATTAAATAGGGCAACGGATGCTGGATTGATTGGATGCAAGGATGCGGTTCCACTAAAATGCGAACTAGCATCAACCACAGTCGTGGCATAGCCTCCGTTGCGAAGATGCAAGAGCACTCCCTGGACACCTTCTGGAAATTTCAAAATGTAGGTTTTGGAAGCAGTATCTGAAACAATGGCTGGGGGAAGAAGTTGAAGCAAAGAATTGGCGGTAACTCCAGTTTGCTCTGGAAACTCAACTTTTCGGAACCGTGTCTTATCACTAAAGTCAAACGGGATATCGCTTGGAACGATTTCGCAGTTGAGGTCTTTTGTAGAAAGCAGTTCGTTACTGGCCATAATGACAGCCTCCTCGTAGTTTGTGAATCTATCATACAGCAGATAATCTATATTTGCAAGGAGCAGTCGAAAAAAGAAACAATGAAATCGCTTTCAATAGAGGATTTCTTATTAGAGAGGAGGTGATTATATGCACAGCTATAACGATGAACTCTACCATTGGGGCATCAAGGGCATGAAATGGGGCGTGCGTCGATATCAAAATAAAGATGGGACTCTGACTGCGGCAGGACGAAGCCGATATGTAGGGAGTAACGCTGAAGGAACAGATGAAAAGTCACAAAAGAGAGTTGGGCTTTCAGACAAACAAAAAAGGGCGTTGAAAATCGGCGCAGCGTTAGCGGTTGCTGCATTGGGAACGTATGGCGGGTATCGCTTGGCAAAGTCTGGCAAGTTAGAGCCATTTGTTGCTGCAGGCAAACAAAAAGCTGCTGAA